CCGCGTATTCATCTTTCATTCTTCCCCCCTGATCCATTTTCGGTAACTAACAGCATTAAGAATCTCCAACTGCACATCCTCCGGCATACGCTCAAGCATGTACCCAACGAGGAAGGTCAGCTTCCCAACTTCTCTGGAGAGCGCATCCGCATCGTACCCTTCTAAAATGCATAGCTGCACTGCTAAAACAACGCTCACCCCCTCATCTCTGCTGTACTCAGTTTTGACATTCATTTCATTTCCCTTCGACAGAATAGATACGGGTAGGTGTTTGCCACTCTTTATTCGGAGAGGGTGTAATCCACGACGGGTCTTGCCACACCAGCCTGTTATTCGGGTACGCGATCCACGCCCCCGACTCAAGCGCGAGCACATGATGATTCTTGTGCTGATCTGGCACCTCGCTCCAGCCGGTTTTCATCCAGTCCACCGTGAATAGATAATTCCCTTTGCGTATCTGACCGTCCCTGCCAAGTGCCGTGACCGCGTGACCTTTTAAAAACGGTAGCGCAACAACAGTGAAGTCGTAGCCGTAAGAATCCCACCAGCAGGACTGTTCAATCGGTAGCGGGGCGCAGGGCTTGCTGCAAATCATGTGGATAGGCACCCGCGCCCATTGTGCGCCGCTGTCAAGCATCACTTGAAACATCGGCACACGCGCTGGCTCGGCGCGGAACGCAAACACCACGGCTGGCGTGAACTCACCGTGACCCCGCTTTTCGTCGAACAGGAATTCGTTACGCACAAAGCATTTTGTGTACGGCGTCTCACCGAGGAGTGTCATTTTGATGCCTCAAAGGTTGTTTGCGCCTCAAACAACTGCGCCCGCAACAGGGCACACTCGGCCTCCAGCTCGATGAGTCGACTCCCTGCTCGGGTAAGCAGGTCCAAGGTGACGTGGTAGTCGTCACCTTCGGCATAGCTTAGACAAGCTTCAGCGAGCGTTCGCATGATTTACCTTTTCCACGGCCATCAACACCTTCGCGGCCTTGTCATTGTCGCGTCGGAAGCCGTTGTATTTCAATTCGGTGGATGTCAGACATTCGCCAAACTGGTACAAGCTGCCGGTTATGCAGTCCATAAAGTAGACGCAGTTAAAGGTGTCCACCAGCGCAAACGTCCGGCCGTTGGCAATGAACAGATCGTGGTCGTCAATCCATTTCTTTTTGCTCTCGTTGGTAAGCGTCGGGGTAAAGCATTCACCGTCCGATGCGAGGTTCAATCCCGCGGCCAGTTTTATGCGATGCATTTCCTGCACTCCTTCTGTTTTTTAGTAGACCCGCATTTCGGGCATGTCGTGCGGTACTTCGCCATCCTCGACTGATAACGCTTGCTTCGTTCTAATGCTCGTTCAAGCTCGCCGATACGATCAATGGCATTTCGGGCGATCAGACAGACGTCTTCAACAGTTTGTTTTTCCACGCGCTGATTTTCCGCGCTTCCCGCTGACACGTTTTGCACCATGAGGATAGCGTCCTGTATTTGGTCAAGTAGAAATGGTCGGGTGGTTGGTGTTTCGCGCAACACGTGCATTCTTTTGACTTCGATGCTTCGTTGCGGCGCGCATTACGGTTGCCCGGTCGGGCACTGTTTGGTCGGCTCATTCTTCCTTTCTGGTTATGCCTATGTGGAGCTTGTTGGATCGGTTTTTATCTTGAATGGTTGGCAATGAGGGGCTTGTTTTGCCTTGCTCGTGGTCCGTGAAGGTTGAGTAAAGCGCGCTGCTTGGATAGCTTTAGCGCGTTGTTCTTGGTTCATTGGTAAGGTCCACAGGGAGCTCCATTTGGCCATGATCTTTAGTCCTATCTTGTTGACTATGTTGTTGAGAGAGGGTGAGGCCCCAGATTTGTTTTTCAGTTTTCGAGAGGACCATGCAGATGAGGTCATCGTCGTGGTCTTGCGTGAGGTAGGCTTTGTCATCGGCGAGTTCTGCGAGCATCCTGACTACGTCGTGAATGCCGCACAGACCAATGATGTCGGCGAGTTTGTCCTTGAGCGCATCACGCTGTTTGCGCGCTTCTGCTTGAACCATTGCACGTTTTGCGAACTCCTCCAGTTTGAGGGTAGGTAGTTGCCTGAACACGTGATACATGTCCTCTCTGCTCATGCTTGCGTCGCTCATATCTTGCTCCTGTTTTCAATTTCGCGGTTGAGATACCACTGGGCCTTCTTGAGGTCTTCCAGAAAGTTGTTTTTGTGTTCAGCGCGGGTAATGTATTTGATTACTTGGCCGAGATGGTAGTTCAGGTTTTTTGCTTCGATGAAATCGATGGTCTCGATTCCGCCCACGGTGTAGTGGGGAGGGTGGTTGACGCTATCCGTTGCAGAGTTGGTAAGAGCAGTAACGGAATGCATGGCCTGTTGAAAGGTCATGGGGGGTCCAATTTCGACAAACCCTGTCGTGGCAGTCGTGGAAGTGCGGTTCTTCTTTCTACGCCTGTCGATGCGCGGGTTGCGGGATATACCTTTTGGCATAACTTTCTCCATGCTGATACGGGTTAAGGGTTTCTTCTTTCTTGTTCAACAGCGACGAACAAAGAAAGCATATCACAACTATTTTTTAAAAGGCAAGCAGAATTAATCAGGGTTTATTGTTGGGTTTATTGTTGGGTTTATTGTTGGGTCTTTTCCATCTCTTTAAGGGCCTTGGTGAACGCTTCGTCTGTCCAGTCTTCTACGATGCGGGTGACGGGCTTGCTGTAGAACTTGGATAGTTCGCGTAGTTTGGCGTGTACGACCTCGCGAACAATTATTCCGGCCCAGCGTTTGTCGCGCTGGTTGGGGGGTTTCGCTTTTTTCTTGGGTGGGGCGAGTGCCCGTTGGGCTTGCCGTTCCTCAAACCGGAGTACTCGCAGCCTTTCCTTTTCGTTCTCGCGCCTCTTTGCCAGCTCCTGTCGGTTGCGCAGCAGCGCTTCGGTTTGTTCCTTGATCAGCGTTTCGATGATCTCGTCTGTTTTATCCATGGCTGCTCCCAAGAACAACAGGGGCGTGGGTCTCGATCCAGACGCGCGCGCCGCATGAAAGCGGTTTATCGGGTGAGTACACGATGCGTGAAGGTCCTTGTATTTCGACCTCGTTCGCGTAGGTGTTGCTGTTGTATGTTTTGACAGTCAGGACCGGGTTAGTTTCTCCTAGCTTGCGGTTGCGTTTGATAACGTGCTGATTGACGTGGATGATGGTTTTCATTTCGCTTCTCCCCAAGAGGGTCCGATCTCCACGTCGACGCGGGAAGGGACCTCGAGCTGAACAGCTTGGGCCATGATTGCGGCGGCAGCTTCTGCTTCGCCGCGGTCCGTGACGGAAAGGGCAATTTCGTCGTGGATGGGAAGCAGGATGTGAAAGCCCGCGCGCTCGAGGGCGATCATGGCCGCTTTTGTCTGATCGGCGGCGGAACCTTGGATGAGTCGATTGAGGCCCTTATAGGTATAGGCGCGCTTGATCCGTTGTCCGTACTTCGCGACGGCTTCTTCGCGCGGAAGGGCCTTGTTCACGCCCCATTCCATGGGCTCCCAGAGGGGGAAGCGGCACTTGCGTCCGAGGAGTGTACGGATGGAGCCGTTGGAGGAGGCGTTCCCAATACGGCGCATGACGGCGTCTACCGTTCCGCGCAGGAAGGGGACTTTGGCATGAAAGGTCTTGCTCAGGCCATCGGCTTCTTCGAGGGGTAGGTCCAGTTCATTGGCGAGCTTGGACTTGCCCATGCCATACATAAGCCCGAGGCCAATGGTTTTGGCTTGTTTGCGCTTGATCCCGGCCATGTCTGCGACCATCTGGTGGAAGTCGGTATGGGGGTCGGTTTTATAGGCCTCGGCCATCTTTTCCGCCCCGTCGAGCTCGAGCAGGGTGGCGTAGTGCACCAGCAAGCGGGGCTCTTGTGAGGAAAAGTCGTTAGCGGCCCAGAGCTTCCCTTCTTCTGGGAGGAAGAGGGAGCGTACAAGCGGGCCGATGATCTCGTGGCGGGCGGGTACTTGCTGGAGGTTGGGGCTGGCCGAGGAGAGGCGTCCGGTCACGGTCCCGCCATCGTCGGAGCGGAGTTGGTTTATGTGGGGGTGGATGCGTCCATCGTGGCGGGAGAAATCCAAGTAAGGTTGGAGAAAGGTTCCGTGGGTCTTGTTCAGTTCGCGGGCTTCCACGATCATCTTGGCCACGGGATGGGGGCAGGATTCGAGGAAGCTTCGCGTGAAGGAGGGCAGGCCGGTGGTGGTGCGGGGGTATTCAATGTCCAGCCTATCAAAGCCCTTGGCGATACCAGCAGCGGCCCAGATGTCAATGGGTCCTCCGCACTCCTTTCGCAGGGCGGAGAGGAGGGTTTTTTCGCGGGCCACCATGCTGACAATAAGCTTTTCGGCCTTTTCCGAAGCAAACCGGATGCCTCGGTAGGTAATTCCGAGCAGGACGGGCAGAAGGTCGGTCTCAAGGTTGAAAATGGATTCCACCTCTTCGTCGCGCATCTGTATTTTCATCTGGTGCCAGAGCTTGAGGGTTAGGGAGGCATCTTGTTCAGCGTAGCTCCCGACATACATGGCCGGGAGCTTCCAAAGTTCCTTTTTGGGATGTACACCAAAGTCGGCTGCGGCTGCTTTGAGTCCAGCCTCCGATTTAACTTCCTTGACGTAGTCGTAGCCCAGACTGTTGAGCGCGAAGGAGAAGCGGTTCTCGTCGACCAGCGGTGCGGCAAGCATGGTATCGATGATGCGGCCCTCGACCTTGAAACCGCTGGCCATCAACCAGCCGCAGTCGTAGGCGGCGTTGTGCATGACCTTGTCCGCGGGCAGCGCAAGGACCTTCCTGATCCAGCGCTCAACCAGCCCCTTGTCGAGGTTGCCGCCGCCCTGATGGGCCACGGGGTAATAACCGCTCCAGCCGTCAACGGCCACGGCATAGCCAACGATATAGCCGTCCTTGCGGGGCCAGCCCGGGCCGAAGTGTTCGAGGTTCGGGTCGCACGTCTCTAGGTCAATGGCAATTTCTTTGGCAGAAATCAGGTCGGGGAACGTCTCCGGGGGGACCCATTCGGTGTAAGCCGGGAAGAGGGGTATGGTTCTCATAAGCGAAAGGCTTTCGTATGGTCCTTGGGCAGCACAAGGTGCAGTGATTTCTTCGCCCGGGTTATGCCCACGTAAAGCAGACGGTTGATGTTGTCCGCATTCTTGGCGTATTCGGTAGCAAATTTTGGCGAGAGGTCCGTGAGCAGCAGTACGTTGTCCGCCTCTCCGCCTTTTGCCCCGTGAATGGTGGACAGGAGAATGGTGGGTTTGGTGAGCTTGGTTCCTCGCCGCAGGATAGCAATGAGGTATTCGATCTTGTCGGTCCCGATTTTTGTCAGGACTTGATGCCAGATCATGTCGGTTTGTAGGCCGTGATGGTTGACCAGCGTTTCCATGCTGTATAGCTTGTCCGGGTCTGCCTTGGGCAGCGTGCGATGGCCACGGGTGATGCATTCTGGGGCCATGAAGCTGTAAATGGTCTTGACTTGTTCGAGGAAGATTTCTCGTCCTGCGCGCAGGCGTTCCCAATAGACAACGGCCTCGACGACCTTGTCTTGGATGCTTCGCCGACCGTTGCGCTCAAAGAGCAGGCCTTGGGACTTGATCCAGTTGTGCAAGTCGTTGAGCATGTAGTTGGTAGAGGCCAGAACAAGCCACTCGCCCGAGGTAATGTCGACTTGGTGAAAACCGTTGTAATACCTGACCTCACCCTCTTCGGCCTTGGGAAACCACGTCTTCTCCTGCCTGTTCTGTATACGTTCGACAACGGAAGATGCCAGCGTATGAATACACGAGGGCACCCGGTGGGATTGCGTGAGGAATTTCATCGTGCCCGGGAAAGAGAGGAAGGCCTGCACGTCCGCCCCGGCCCATGTGTAGACGGCCTGATCATCGTCGCCTGCTAGGTAGAAGCGTTTGCAGCGTTTGGCCAGCATCTGAACGAGGTTCCATTGAATGCGGGAGAGGTCCTGTGCTTCGTCGACGATGACAACATCGAGGTACGGAAGGTCTTCCTCCCGCTGAACGATCATCTCCAAGAGGTCGGTAAAGTCGAACAAGGCATTGGCTTGCTTGTAATGCCGGTAGGCGCGCTCAACGAATTCGAAGTGGAACCATTCGATATCCATCGCGCTTTGGTTGTAATGCGTATGAAGGTCTAGGCCCTTGATCCGTGCGAGGTTGATCTCGTTCAGGATAGGGTTGTCGGCTTTCACGTTGAGGTCTTCCTCGCTATCGGTGCCTATTTTGAGGCTGATACCGGCTTCCTTTGCAAACTCGGCGTAGTTTGCGATCCCCATCATGTCTTTGGGGGACATGCCAAGGCAAAAGAAGGCGAGGCTATGCAGGGTCCGGAAGAAAGGGAAGTCCACCTTGGCATCGAGGGTAGGAAACTTCTCGATTGCGCGATCCCGGGCTTCGTGGGCAGCTTTTCGGGTGAACGAAAAGTAGCCGATCCTCGACGAAGAGACGCCCGCCGAGAGTTCCTCCTTAACAACATTCAACAGGTATGTTGTCTTGCCCGAGCCCGGGGGTCCAAAGACCTTGGTCATTTCAGCCGACATAGGGCCACACAATAACGGGGGTATGCAAGCCAACATACGCCCCCTCGATGTTGTAGGAGCAATACTCAAGGGCTTCTTCGTGGTCCATACCGTCGGTATCCATCAGTTGCTGGATGATTTTTGAGCCGCTATAAACGATGCGACGAACACAACTGCCGCTGTCCCATGTATCGCAAATACCGATAATGGCTTCTTCAAAGCCATCAATCAGCATCGCCCCGGAGTCATCCTCCAGATACTCTTCCTGTTCGTTCAAAATGGACTCACTTTCTTCGCTTGTGGCGATTCAAAAGGAGCATCCTGACCCGTGAAGCGCGGTATACGCCAGCAGCGTACTGTCCGGCCTTTCAGGAGGAGGCTGATGGGTTCACCGTCCATGTCGCGAAGTCGTTGTGCCATCTTGGGCGCGGTCAAGCCAGTGAAGTTGCTGCGCTTGAGGTGACCCTCAAGGTCCTTCATCCTGAAGTAGGTCTTAGCCTCGTCTTCGCTCGTCCAAGGTCGACCTAGAAGTATTTCATCGCGGTCCATGGCCTGTTGCAAGTGCGTGCAAAACTCTTCCAGCAGGTCAAGGAAGCGTCCTGTAACGCTGGTGTCGATAGAGGCTTCCTGTATGTGCTCGGTCTCAACCATCTCCTTCAGCAGGGCGTTAAGTAGCCCTTCCCAATCCTGCTTTCGCAAGGTCGGGGGGAGAAGATTGAGGCGTTCTACGCAGGACTTCTGGAACATCGCCTGATTGAACAGGCTATCGGTATCTAGTTCAATGCGACGGCCGTTAATGTCCAAGAACCATAGCGGGGGCTCGCTTGCATACTTCGACAAGCTGGACATTTGCGGGGCATCGGGTCCATCTCCGCCTATGCCGTGCTTTCTTGTGCGGCAGAGACCCGCATTGCAGAACGAATTCAGTGGCGCATCCTTGCATTTATAGCGGTAGTTCTTTTTGGCGGACTGCTTGGTAATGAGCTGTATTTCCTGTAATCCCAGAGGGGGCACAAAAAACTTCTGGTTGTACTCCATCAGCTTGTCTTCCCAACCTACCGGATAGGCCTTCTTCAGGTAGACGCCTATTGCAAATAGCCCGTTGTTACGTGTCCCCTCCGGAAAGCCCTGTGCACACAAGGCTTGTAGGCAGGGGGGTCCATCCTTGATGGGTTGCTCGGACTGTTTGGGGGGTTGCGGCACTTCAATCGGTGCCGCTTGCACGTTGGCATCGTAAAGAGCATAGAAGTCCTCTAGGGTGGCAGCGGTGCCATCGGGCTTGATGGCATAGCGCGTGCCATTATCCCCTGCAAAGTAGGGGAGGTTCAGGAAGTTTCCGGTATCCCCCCGCTCGACAAGAATCTCCGCTTGCTTGGGGAATATCTCGCGTCCTGACTCGCCCAGTAAGGCAGCGGCGTTTGTCAGGTATGATTGCATATCCCGAGCCGGAATAGGCTCGGAAGTAAAAAGGAAAACGTGTGCGCCGCCCGACTTGGAACGGCACACAACGAGCGGCAATTTTAGGGCAGCAACTTTCTCGACAAGGCCCTTGTGATCCAAAGGATACTGATCAATATCAATGCACCCCCATATGCAGCTGTTATCAGCGCGGATAGGAATAATGCCAAGACTAGGCTCAACACCGTCCAGATGATCCGACCACAGCTGATTAACAGGAGGCTTCCGAACGACCATTGCTTTTCCAGCTTGCTTGCCATTATCCTTTGACCTCTCAATTCGATAGGTTCCATAAGCTATGTCTAACCCAGAGAAGATGGCCTTGAAACGAGTGATATCGGTCATTCTTTCTTTCTCGTATAAAAGGGGCTACTAGCCAATGGCGTTCGCCCCTAAGATTAATCAGAACACGGATTTCTCGGTGCGGGGCTCTTCTTCTTGATGCTTGGTTTTTATGTCGCCTGCTCCGACTGAAGCCGAAAAAGCCTTGGCCGCAGCGTAAGCATTCATGTCCTCGACACTCCCAATGCGCTCGATCTCCCAACCGAACCACTTGCCCTTGTCGTTCGACTCACCGACGGTGGACAGACGATATAACTGGCTGTACATCGGCGGGGTGTAGGGCCCGTTCTTGCCTTGCAGCTTGACAGACATCATCATGCTATTCCACTTGCGCGACTTCTTCAGCTGCGTGGACTTCATGACGACCAGTGCCGGGCTGCTATTACCCTCTTCACCGGTAATTATCACGTAGTGATTCGCGGTGTTCTCGATGTAGTTGCCACTATCGAGGTAGTCCTTGTTGTCTCCCGGTTCGCGGTGCGTCTTGGACAGGACATCAGACGTGGACGGGTAAATCTGAATCGGTGCACCCGACCCTGATCCCCTCGGAGCCCATTCGACATACTGGCGGACATATACGCAAGGAATCACGACAATGCCCTTCTTGCCATCGTACAGCTGGCCCGTGACGCTGTTGTAGATCATGCCCGGAAGTGCGCCCTCTACCTCGCCGACTTCCGGAGAGGTGTTGGTCAAGAGGCGCAGGAACGGCAGTGCAAAATCTTCCTGATTCATTGCCCCGAAACCAGCGCTTGCGTCGTCCTCGAACGTATTGGCCAACGCGATGGTGGTGTTGCCTTTGACTTCGACAGCTTGACTTTTGCTCATGTTTCTAGGTCCTTTTTTCGTTAAGATTTGATAGTTGCTTTTTTGCCGATATAGGCACCAAACAGATCAAGCGGGAACGCCTGTCCCAACTCAACCCTTTCCTTCACCCACGCCTTGAGGGTCGAGGGTTCCACCTTCTCGGCTTGCTTGGATGGAAATCCGTGCTCACCGAGCATTCCTAACAAGCGTTTGCATAATTCGTCCTCACCTCGGCCGAACTGCACGCTCACGGTGTTCTTGATAATGTCCTCAAAACTGTTGTCGCGAAGCCACTGGAACGCTTCGCTACGACGCTCTTCCTTGATGCTAGCGCCGTAGAACGGCTTAACATCAACTGACGAGCCATCGTCCATCTTGAAGCTGGACATTCCCAATTCAGCCAAGGCCTCGGGGATAATCTCCTCCAGCAGTTTGCGCTGCTCTGCCTTGCGGTCAGACAACTCGAGTTCCTGTTCCTCGATTTGTTTCTCGAGGAGCTTGGAACGACGAGCCAGCTTGGCGATACCGGTCAACTGGTCATTCTGTACAGTGAGTGCCCCGGCATCCTGCTCAAATATACTCGTTAAATTCTTCGACATCAAATTCTCCTTTCTGGAAGATATCAATTGCTACTGGAATGTAGCGCTTCTCATGCCTATCCCACTTCAGGCATTTAAACTTACCGTTGTTACGGGCGGCAGCTACGGCACATGCTATGCCGATAGCCGTGGGATCGCCAATGCAGAGCAGATAATCATTGTCGCTGAACTTCTCCAACCCACGTGAAATTCGACGTACTGTCGGCGCGGGTGAAAATGCAACCTGCGCCATGGGCGGCAAAAGCGTTTTTACTTCCCCAAACGACAACGCAGACGAGATGTTGTGCTGAGTCGTTTCGGATACAACATAAACTGTTGCCACTATTTCTCCTTTCTTGAAAGAACCGCTATACTACACGCACACGTTAAAACGTGCAACACCTAGAAAGCGAGACATGAACGACACTACTTTTCTACAAAACTACCGTTTTAAAAACAAGCCTTTTTTGCACCAAAAAGTCTACCTTCAACGCTTCTGGCGCGCGGATGTTGCGGCCTTGTTCGCGGACATGGGCACGGGCAAAAGCTACATGCTGATCAACAACATCGCCATGCTTTACGACAAAGGAGGCATCAACGCGGCGCTGATTGTTGCACCAAAGGGCGTTTACCGCAACTGGGTTTCATCCGAAATCCCGAAGCACATGCCCGACCACATACTGTATCGCCTAGCGCTATGGACGCCCTCTCCCAGAAAGGCAGAGAAGGAGAGCTTGGACAACATGTTCTCCATCACCGAAGACCTGAAGATTCTGGTGATGAACATTGAAGCGTTGTCCACGAAGAAGGGTACGTCATTCGCGCAGCGTTTCCTCAACGCGCATACAGGGATGATGGCCATTGACGAGAGCACCACGATCAAGAACCACGGTGCACTGCGCTCAAAAAACGCAGTCACTGTCGGGACCAAAGCAAAGTTTCGCCGAATTCTGACAGGCGCGCCAGTAACGCGGTCCCCTCTGGACCTGTTCCAGCAGTGCGCTTTCCTGTCTTACGGGTGCCTTAGTCAAGCGAGCTTTTACGGCTTTCAAAACAGGTATGCCGTGGTCATTGAGCGGCGGCTAGGGAGCCACAGCTTCAAGCAGGTCGTTGGCTACCAGCGATTGGATGAGTTGTCAAGCAGGCTCAACACATTTAGTTTTCGTATTCGTAAGGAGGAGTGTTTGGACCTGCCTGAGAAGGTATATGTCAAGCGGGAAGTGGACCTGACCGATGAGCAACGCAGGGCTTACAACCAGATGCGGGTTATGGCTCTTGCGCAGTTCAACGAGGGTATGACGACCACGGTCAATGCCCTGACCCAGATCATGCGGCTGCACCAGATTGTTTGCGGGCACATCAAGCTGGATGATGGGACGGTCAAGGAGCTTCCGAACCTGCGCATTCAGGAGATGCTGGACACAATTGAGGAGTCGGATGGCAAGGTGATTATCTGGGCGAGCTATAGGCACGATATCGAGGCTATTCGCTTAACTCTGCAAAAAACTTACGGCATGAACGCGGTGGCCAGCTATTACGGGGATACCCCTGACGATGAGCGGCAGGAGGTCATTACCCGGTTTCAGGACCCCGAAAGCGACCTCCGATTCTTTGTCGGTAACCCTCGGACAGGCGGTTACGGCATCACCTTGACCGAGGCCAAGCTGGTTATTTACTACTCCAATAACTTTGATTTGGAAGTGCGGTTGCAGTCCGAGGACCGCGCTCATCGAATTGGGCAAAAGAATACGGTCACCTACGTCGACCTGATGTGCCCGGGAACTGTGGACGAGAAGATCGTTCAGGCCCTTCGAGACAAAATAGACATTGCAGGCCGAGTTCTTAACGAGGATGTAAAAAAATGGCTGATCTGATACCCATCAAAAAGCTTTATAACTACAAAAAACTGTACCGTGAAGACGGGGAAAGCGGCCGTCGGTATCGCGTGATGATGATGGGGGAGGACCAACGACTTCCCAGCGTGACGACCATCTTGTCGGCTACGAAGGACATGTCTACCCTTGACGCGTGGGCCGCGAGGATTGGTCGGGAAGCCGCGGAGAAGATCAGGGTTGAAGCAGCCGCGGTAGGGACGAGCATGCACTTGGTTATTGACAGGATGTTCGCGCGCAGGATGTTGCCCAGACCCACGAACCGTCTTACTGCAATGGGTTATGAGATGGGTTACAGGCTTATAAACACCTTTTTTGGCCAGTTGCAGCAGGTATGGGGCTCTGAAGTGTCTCTGTATTACCCCGGAAAATACGCGGGAACGACGGATGTGGTGGGTATTTACCGTGGAAAACCGGCGATTATTGACTTCAAACAGTCTTTAAAGCCCAAGCGGCACGAGTGGATTTCAGACTATTTTCACCAGCTGACCGCCTATGCCGCCGCTCACAATATCGTGCACGGAACAAAGATCGAGTACGGCGTGGTCCTTGTTGCGTGTCAGACGGGCGAGACGCAGGAGTTCAGCATTGCTGGTCAGGAATTCAGGGACTGTCAGGACAAGTGGATGGACCGTGTTGCGCGGTTCCATGCACTCAACACCCCCAGCGTTTCCTAGCGGCCTTCCCGCGCTCCCCGTCCCAACTGCCACTTCGGGCACAAAAGGACTTGTGGCGCGGGTTTGACGCGTCCTTGGTGGGTGCTTTGAGCTTACTGCCGGTCGCATTGTTGGCCTTGGCTCGACCTTTGGCAGTCAGGCCTGCACCCTTGCTGACGGGGAGTTTTTCCCCACGACCCACGGACAGGTTTGGAAATTTCTTTTTGGGCATGGTTACCTACGCAAAGGTTCTAGTTCCGGTTTTGTCGATAATCAACGCTATCTTACGCGGCGGAAGATTGGGGAAACTCGGGATACTCAGATGAGTCCATCTATCGAACTCTCGTATAACCTGATCATAGGCTAATCCGGACGCTAATACAGCCCTTACAACCGCGTCGGGAGTCATACCCGGCACTCGTATGTCGGCGGCACAGCCAAGCCGGTGTTGGCTCTTGTCAGAGCTTCCTACGGCATCGTTCACGGCTTTGCTGCGGAAGGCGGAATTAACCATGATCGGTCTGCCTCCTAACCTGTCTTTCACCAGTTCAAGGAACACAGCCAACCGCCTGAGATTTTCGATCTCCCCCGCATTAGGGGTGTTGTCTAGCGACCGATGATCTGTGACGGTGAGTTCTTCAAGGGTGAAATGATCAGTTAGCTTCACGCTCTTCCACGGGGGCTTTCCACGCAGTAGACTTTTCCGTCAGCACTCGCAGGACAACGCCCACGGCTCCGATACATGTCAGCAGCGGTCCCAGTTGAGGAGCCAGAGCGAGGATTACTCCAGAATGATCGCTGATCCAGCCCACAATCCCGAGAGCCGTTATCCCGCCGCTAAACCAGAGCGACTTACTTTGCAACATGTCTTTGATTGCATACATCAGAAATTACCTCCTACTGGATTCAACACTCCGGCTGGAGCGTCGGTAATAATTTTTGCCCCCGGCTTGATATGCCCATTTGTCCAAGGTGATTCGTTGATCGGTCCGTAGCAAGAAGCAAGCTGTACGTTGTTCACTTTCTTGATTTGCTTGTCGCAAATGAAGGACCACTGGTTCGACATCCCGGAATCTTTGCCAAGTGTGAAGGTTCTCTGCACAAGTGGCGCAACCGCCCAGCTTGGCGCTTGTGGCGCTTCGCTTACGGTACTAAAAAGGCTCCAGACTTTACCCGGAGGAGCATCGCAGGAGTTATTCATCAACGCAGGATTGGCTACGCTACGCCCCGTCAGAACAGGACAGATTGCCATCCCTTCCTGAAATACCTTGCCCTTGACTGTGATCGTTTTGCCGGTAGGGGTTGATCCACTAGCCGCACACAGCGCGTATTCGCCGTTGCAGACCATGATGGGGGCGGCGATTGTGTTGGTGCAGAACAAGGCGAGTACAAGTGCTTTTTTCATCACAGACCTTTCACGGTGAGATGGAGCAAGAGCAAAATTATTGCACCCGCCACGCTTATACCCACGGACTCAAGTCTTTTGATACGAAGGATGGTTTCCTTCCACCGCTCCGCGCAGACCTGTTCATGGATGGAAAATGACTTGTCGAGTTCGTTAAGATCAGCCACCGTAATCATCTCCTGTATTTGGCTGTTTTTTTAGCCACACTTTTAGGTTGAGCCACAAACTGTTTACCTGCCGCCTTACCTTGCCGTTTAACCCTTGTGGTTGCCGCGTATTCCTGCGGACTGAGGGCGTTGATAGCAGCTTCCGGGAGATACCGTTCCCCCGTTTTTGACGAAGGCTTACCTGACTTAGTGCGCCATTTCTGGTCGCCCCAATCTTTTAACGATTGTTGAGGAGCTTTCAATCTTTGTACCCCCCACCAGCAGCCTTGTACTTCTTGGCTACCAACTGAGCTTTTCTAGCCGACCACTGGCCTGCGCCAGTGCCTTGGACCGCGGCCGCTTTTACGCTGCTAACGATGCGCTTGCGCACTTCTGGCTTGGTGTAATTGCCAGCGGCATTAACCTTCCCACGAGACGTTTTCACGTTAGCACACCTTTTGCATAGTTACTGCGGTTGGGCCTGCGGTTGAGCCTGTTGTTGCTGTTGTAGCATCCTCGACACAGGGTCTCTCGGGAAAAGAGCCTGATACATTGCTCTGCTCTGCGTAGCCGCGGACCCCGGAGCTTGACTCGTCGCAGGCTTGCCCGGCATCTGCCCCGTGGGCCGTGGTCCTTGCACCGTGCTCGATGGTATCAAATTGGGTACACCCGTTGTTGCAGGCGCAGGAGGGGGAGGTTTAACCGCGCTTGGTTGCGGAAGCTGCCGTGCAAGAAGTTCTCTCGCCGTAAGCTGTTGAGCCTCGACCCGCTCCCTCACATCAGGAGACATAGGCAACGTCAACTCTCGCTGCCGTCTATCTTCTCCACGCAGGTCTTCAATCCCATACGTGCGAGCAAGCTGATATGCGCGGTTGCCCGCGCCTTCGGCGATGCGTGTACCTAGTTGAAGGGCTTGCGCACTCTGCACCGCCCCCGCGCCAAGTTGTTGAAGAACCGGCGCGGTGGGTATTGTTGTCAAAAGGTAGTCGGCGTAGTCCTTGTTGGTCAGCGCCTTTTGCAAAACCTTGGCGTAGATGTCTTCTTGACGCGTGTTGAAGAACCGCATGCCAAAGTACGTCAAGGCATCAGGCACTCCACCGCGACCTTGGCCTACGTTACGGATTGTTGTTGAGATACCGCGCACGGTGGTGCCGAATTGCTTGGTCAGGAACTCGTCCAGCGTACCCCCCGGAGGCAACATTCCCTGTACCCGAACCGACGCATACACGTATTTTTGCGCGTCGGCAATGTCTTGCAGGGTCTGCATTTCGGCCGGGTTGTACAGCATGCTCAAGGACTTCTGGTTTTGCTTGAGGAAGTTCTCGATGCCGTCCGCTGTATTGACGACCTTATCCCGGCCCAGTTGATCCCAGACCCGACGCCGCAAGGCCTCCATCTGCTCAGGGTCCTTGCCAAAGGCATTTGCCAAGGACTTCATGTCGGCGGGGTTTTTCAAAGCCTGCGTTATCAGCTGGTCTGCATCCGCGCCCTCGCGCGTTGCATTCTTGATCAGCGCGGTCAGCTGCACATCAACGGTGTCCGCTGCGACCTGCGCAACATTGCCGCGAAGCGTTATCAGGGACCTGATCTGGTCAGGGGTGAATACGCGTTGCGTAAACTCCAGCCCCGCGCCAGTAAGCAACGTGTCCAGATTCTTTCCGGCCTGCGCTGCGGGAAGCACCGTGCCGCTCGGGGTCTGCATCGCGCGCAAGTAGGCCGCTTGTTGGAGGTTTGCGAACTCCGGGGAATCCTTACCAAACGCCTGCTCAAAACGACGCGCAATTTCTGTGGCCACGCCCTTTGAAGGGACGCCAGAGGAACCAAAGAGCTTATCCAGTACCTGATTGGCATTCAGTTCGCGGTTATGCAGGACTTCCTGCATGGCGTTGCCCGATTGCTCTGAACCCTTGCGTGGTTCAAAGATATCGCCAACAGTTTTTCGCAATTCACGTGCTTGAGCCAGCGTGGCTAGATCGGCCGCGGCACCTTTGATAAATCCATTGTCAACAGACCCCTCGAACCACTCATCAAGGCCCTTCTTGAGTAGGGCCACGCCACGCGCATCCTGTGGGTTTTTGGCAGCACCGTAGAGCATTGAAAGCTCCCGACGAGTGCGTTCAAAATCCTGAAGAAAGATTTCTTTGGGTTCTTCGGGTATGACATCGGGGGCCTTGACTTCTTCTACTTTGGGTTTAGATTTGGATTTGGCTTTAGATTTTGTTTTGGCCAAGGCCCCTGCTGCGCCTTCCACGCCTTCTTCCGCAGCTTGCGGCAACATGGACTTGATACGGTTCAGCCCCTTCAAAGTAGCGGGAGTGAGATCACCGGAAAGAAGGATGTTGGTCGGAGAGGTTGACGAGGGGATCGGAACAAAACCCTCACGTTCTATGATTTGAACAAAACTTGCCAATGTTCCTTCAAGCGGGGCCTCTTCAAAAGCTTTCCCCTCGTCATCGATCATTCTCGTTTGGCCCAAGGCATCCGGATCGATCCGGATGTCACGCGTGTTAACCGAGTTGTATAGATCGTTGACCCGCGTGTCCATGTCGCCATACCGCGTCTGGAGAGTCTGACGCTTGAGGTCGCCCGCTTGTGCTTGGCTGTAAAGCGGTGTTGTACCGGGGAGCGTGATCTCCTGATGCCCCTTGGCAAACAACGGGCCCATCTCTCCGCTGGACATTGAGTCGCGGGTCGCGCGCAAAGCCGCTTCCAGCGATGTTGCAGGAGCATTGGGTCCGAGGTCACGCAAAGACTGCTGGAAAGAGGCCTCAAGGCCCTGCTGGCGAGCAATCTCGTCCGCTGCCATTTGACCACTCAACCGAGCCCCACCCGCCGCTTGGGCCGCGAGCACCGCCGGATGACGGGCGCGCTCTGCCGGGGTGAGGTCTCCGAGGAACGCGAACTCCGGGCGTTGCATGAGACGATCCGCGGTTTCCTGTGCCAGACGTGTTTGTTCCGTGAACCCCGCGCCCCCCGGTTGCAGGGCTTCGAGCGAACTACCCACCTTTTTCTCGGCTAGTTTAGCCATCATCTGCGCGGCTGTTTTTGTGCCCGTCGGGTAACCAGCAGCGATTTCCGGAGCAATACTTCCTGCACCGGGAGCCAACGCAGCTTGCGCGGCGGTAGCGACTGGGCTTCCACTTGAAAGGGCTTGTCTCCCCGCCGTAAGGCCCCTGCGGATAAGGCTGGTTGGTAATGCTTCAAGGGCCAACGGCGCAATAGCCGGGGCCAACTCTTCCAAAAGGGTCTTCGCTTCTCCCGGGGCTTTTGTTTCGCTTATAGCTTGCGAGGTTGCTCCCGAAATCCCGCCCCATTTAAGATCGGTTTTAAGCACTCCGACAGGGTTCTCGCGCAGGTCCTTCATGATGCTGCCTGCGATCTTTTTAAATGTTCCAGCATTTTGCGGGACTTGTGCAAGAAGCCCGGTCTGGGCCAATGGGCGCAAGATTCCAAAGGAAATCCCCACGTTCGAGCCGACCATATCGCCGATGGTCTTGGCATAGCGCTCAACGACATTACGGGGGGAGGTCTCGGGGCCTGCGACATCTTGGTAAAGGTTGGTCAGTTGAAAAGCGTCTTGTTCGGTTCCGCCGAGGCCCTTGGCAAGCTTACGCAAGACGTAATCCGGCGCAGCAAACAACCCGGCTTGAAAACCAACGGAAGTCTGTTTTAAGACGCCAAGGATGTTGTCCAGTGATGGGCTGAATTCGGTATCCGCAGCTTGAAACTGCGGACCGCCCTCTTGGGTAATTGCTTTTCCCGTGT